CGAAGCAAAGACAACATATGAAGGTGTTACCGTTGTTGAAGGGTCTGATTTTATTCCTGAAAATCCTATACTGTCAACGTATCAGGATGAATGCGAATTTTTAATGACATTCGAAGATTATGTTATTCTAGAGAATAATGTAAGAGATTTAAGGGGGTATGTGCGGTATATTGATGCAAATGGAGTTGTAACACGTGGCTATCCTTCTAAAATGGAATTTGTAAACAGGATGAACGATACCGGATTACTAACTTGCACTATGGAAGTCAAGTATGATCCTGAAGTACTAAAAATATTCTCAGACAATGAAACGGGCGTAATCAGGATAAATGATTTTATATCCGTAGATCAATTAAGTTTCAATTGGACGATTGACGAATTGGGATATTTGTTTATCTTTGACGAAACAGGATTATTACTATTTACGAAGACTTTATATGACAGGGTAAGCGTAAACGGCATCTTGTTTGAAAACAGATTTTTACTTGAACAATCTTTAAATAACTTATAAATTGGAAGCATTCATAAGGTTGGAAAATAGCTTGGAAAAGGCGATGTATCAAAAATTATCGCCTGATACTTCATATTTTGATTTTGGGGGAATACAGCTATTGCCAAATAACATCTATCCTTATTTGCAGACCACTAAAAGCAATGATGGAATCGAGTTAGAAGATTATATCGAAGTCAATGTAAAATCGATGTGCGGGGAAACATTGGCTAATATTGCCGATTATTTCTTTGTAGAAAATAACTTCCAGGATCCTGATACGGGATTGCCTCAAATTACCTGGAAACTTTTAGAAGTTCCTTTTGATTTTGGAAAACAGTTGATTTATTTAGAAGTAAAACAGGAAACTGGCGAAACCTTTTATAGCAGTCCTTTCATGCTTACCAATGATGGAGCAGAATTTACCTCAAGGATAGATTATCGTGAAAAATCATCAGATAGCATGCATTCGGTTCAGGTAAACATGTACTACTATGATTTTGACGTTTCTAAAGAATACACGCAATATTGGGAAGTTTCTACCAAAAACACGCAGACAGATACTATAAAATCACAGCGGTTTGAAATCTTCAGAACCGAAGTAATTGATAAATTAATATTGGCTAAAATAATCGAATCGTTTGATTTCAGATTTACCTATCTTAATCTTGTCAGAGCTTCGATATTTGAACCTGTGGAGATTCCGAGAATAGAAGGGAAAGAGAATTTCGTGCAGTCTGACATAAGCTTTACTTTTAACCAATCAGAGGTTTACGATCCGAATTACGTTACGCCAATACCTCCCGTTCCACCTGTTCCTGAAAACCCGCCTATTATGGAAATTACTTTCTTAAGAAAGACTTTCGGACAGCCTGGCAATTACGACATGTTTTTTACTTTTGATAATTTTGAACCTACCTATGTGGCAATTCAGACAAGCGTAAACGGCGGGTCTTATGTCTCTAATACAGGCGGTATCGATATTCCAAGAGTTGTAAATCTAGGAGTAACAGCAGGTAATTACAATAGATTAAGACTGTTCCATGAAGGATTGGGAATCTATTCCAAAAACTTGGCAAATATTTTAACAGGCAATCATTTTTTTGGATTAATTCAGGAAAAGGTATCAGAAACACAATATAAGTTTATGCTTTTCTTTACCGAAATAGGATCAAGACAGACATTGACATTAACGACAACCACTCCAAGCGGTACAGAAGTAACGACTGAAAGAAATTTCACAGGCATAGAAAAGACAATTAACATAACTACTAATCAATCTGTTACTTTTACAATATCAGATGTGGGAGTAGGATATTCATCAAGCATAACCGTTTTGGCACAATAATAATAAAAAAAAATGGCAGAGTACATCATTTACAAAAAAGCACAAGGAGTTTTTGAAATAATCAAAGACGGAGGCGAAGCGATTTCAGACAGCAAATGGAGCGGCACAAACATCAATGGCGCATTTAATTTCAAATCAGAAAATGGCGCAAGGTTATTTTCTAACGTTCCTTTTTCAGAGGTTTCTTATATCGATGAAACAGGGGGAGGAAGCGTTTCTTCTTTCGCATCGGCAATATCATTGCATACCAAATTAAAGGAAGTCGGTTTTTTCGATTCTAGTGTTTCTTCGGGAGGTGGCGGAGCAGACACGTTTAAACAGCTTGCAGACACCTTTTCAAGTTTTACAGGCAGAAACAATCAGGTAATCTATATCAATGGAAATGTTCTTGATTCAAAAACAATAGCAAATAATGAATTTCTTTCGCAGTTAGGAGATACTAATTTAGAATTAATACAAAATATTCCTGCTGGGCATATTTTACAGGTTGTTACAATAATCGAAGGAGACCAGACAATAAAAAGATGGGCGGCCGTTCCTTTTCCTACTCAGGATAACACGCCACCTAACGGATTTATACAATTAGGAACGGTTGCTCGTGAGGGTTCAGATGTAAACGTTTCTACAGGTTATTTATGGATAATTGACGGAATCCAATTAGGTAATTCAATAGATTATGATTTCCCAATTGAAGATGCAGCTACAGGAGATTCAAGAGTAGATATTATCGTAGCAAATAATGATGGTACATTTGAGCTTATACAGGGATTACCTTCGGAAGGTCAAGGTTCTGCAGTTTCTCCTGTTCCAAATACACAACAACTGCTATTAACTACTATTAATATTTACGAAGATAATATTTCAGAACCTACAATACCTATTTCAGATGGTATATATGTTAATAAGGTAGAATATCAATACCAAGGAGTTAATGGAACTGGCGACGGAATATTGACTGATTATCCACTAAACGGAATAAATTCCGCTTTAGATTTAGTATCAGGAGTTACAAGGTTAAACAGCGTATTCATTACTTCAGCCTATTCGCTTTACAAAGGCAAAGAATTAGTGGTAAGAAATAGCCAACTAACAAATGTTCCAATAACTAATGGGATGGGGTTTAATTTCCATAATGGAGAAGATTTTATCTTATTGCCGGGTCAAGTAATTAAATTCAAGGAATACGGATTAGAATTTGATTTCTTAGGGACATTTGGAGGCGGAGGAAGCAGTATAACAAATACTGACGAATTACCCGAAGGATCTGTAAATAGATACTTTACAGAATCAAGAGTTTTGGCAACAGGACTGACTGGATTGTCATTTTTATCAGGCGTAGCCATAACTGCTTTAGATACTGTAATAGGAGCTTTCGGAAAGCTTCAGAAACAGATAACGGATAATATTGCCGCTATAAATTTGCGTGAATTGATTTCAAACAAATCTGACACCGGAACTTTAGGGACTTCAACTACATTATACCCAACGCAAAGATCAGTAAAACAGTATGTTGATGATAGACTTAAGCCATGGTTGGATATGCCTACTTTACACTGGTATCAAGCAACAGGCGCGCAAATGACAACAACGGGTACTAATCCTGTTTCAGTTCAGGGATCTGCTTCTCAAATTTACAGCAATCTTACTGGATTCAGTTCTGTAAGATACATTTCTACAAATGTTGCGGGACAAATCGTTTATTTTAGAGAAAGTTCTTTTGCTAGGCTTTTTAGCAATAAAGGTTTTTACATGGATCAACGGGTCAAGAATTCTGATGCTTCTCCTATATCTGACGGTAGGGTTCATTATGGATTTATGACTACCGCTTTAGTTACCAATCAAGATCCATCAGCAGTAAACAGAGGTTTTGGACTTATGGCAGATGCATCGGATGTGAATTTAAATATAGGATATTCAAATACTACGACTGGATTGTACACTAAAATATCTTTAGGAAGTTCCTTTTCTAAAACATCTACGGATGATTTAATAGTAACTTTTTACAGATTAGAAAATACGACAACTGTTTTCTACTCCATCACAAACGCCTCAACATTGGCTAATTCAACAGGGTCTTTTACATTTATAAACAATACGGGACTAACACTTTATAATTGGAAAACCAACAATGCAAGCGCAATTGCATGCGGAATTGATATTTATAGATGTAAAATATATTTAGCTGATTAAAAATTAACCTTAAATACAAACAAAAATGAATGACGAACAAAAACTCCTTATTGAGATAAGAAGAAACCTTCTTATAGACCAACTAAACTACATTACAAATCCTATAATTCAGGAAATGCTTACAGGTATAAAAATGTCTGAAAATGTCATGATTGAAAGGAACAATGCTATAGCTCAATATAAATTAGATGTTATCGCTATTTATCCTGATTATGATTTTGAAGCAGAAAAAGTAAAAGCAAGAATGATTTTTGGACTTGATTCTGTTGCCAATGTTACAGGAAATCAGGTCATAGAAGAACTAATCGGAGACTTTGACATTTATACCTTAAATGTTGAAGGTATCACTATAAATGAGCTTCCAAGTCCTTCACACAACAAAACTACTGGGGAACTTTATTTCCCGATGACTGCAGGAGACAAATTCAGATTAACCTATAAACCTATTTAAAATGAAAAAATTACTATTTATCTTATTATTCCCCCTAATTTGCTTTTCCCAATCAACAACAATTAATAATATAGGCACTCCGAATATACATACTCAAAATAGAGGCGGAGTAGGCGGGGATTCTATCGTTTTGCTTCCTGTAAGAAATCACAATAATATATTTGGAGCTTTGAGATTGACAGGAAGGGTTCAGATAAATTCCATAACTCTAAAGCCTGAATACAACAACGGAAGTGCGTGGAATTATTTTGCTTCTGAAAGTTTTGTAAATGCCGGATTGTCTTTAAAACTAAATAATCCAAACGGATTAACGAGCCAATATTTAGACGGATTGGGTGTTCCTAAAAACTTTCCTGCCGTTGCCGATAACAGTCCTACCAACGAACTGCAAAGCCTTTCTTTGTCAGGAAACTTATTAAGCATTACAAACGGAAATAGCTTAACACTTCCTGTAGCAAACAACTACACCGCAGGTAATGGAATAGTAATAACGGGTACTGCTCCAAATCTTACTATATCCGTAGTTCAGCCAACGGTAACGGTCGTAACATCTAAAGTATTAAATTCAAACTTTACCATTTCGACAACAAAACCCGCAATTGTATCTTATTCCGTAACTTGTACTGTAACAAATCCGTTGCTAATCGGCACATCTACTGCGACGGCTTATTTGGAATATTCATTAAACAGCGGTACAACTTGGCTTACCCCTTCTCAAAGCGGCAATTCAAGCGGTGTTGGCGTAACGGTGGCGATACAATTGACAAATACGCAGACAGGCACATTGACGGGCGTAATTCCAACAAATGCTTTAGTGAGAATCAGGACGGCAACAACAGGAACGGCAAGCGTTAATTATATAACAGGAACTGAGATAACTTATTGATATGAAGTTTCCGGAAATAAAAATACAGGCAGTAATAGCGGTTATAGTAGTTCTTGGAGGAATGTCTATAATTACTTTCACAAAAGTAAATGATGCTGACAGGATAGGCTTATTTTCGCTTATGAGCGTTGTCTTGGGTTATTATTTCGGAAGTTCTAAAAGTTCAGCAACAAAAGATGATTCTATAAATGAATTGTCAAAGAAGAATTAAGCATTTTATATGTTTAAAATGAAAAATCCCCTGCGTTGATTCGACAGGGGATTTTTTTATTTAGTCTTTAAAGTGAATAGAAAATCTAACTTTTGTTTGGTCGTAGCCTAATTCATTAAGCTTTTTTATAAGTTTATACATTGTGTCTCCAACAAGTTCACAAGCTTCTTTCTGAGTTTCTTGAGACGGATAAACTTCTCTAATTAAAGATGAAGGTTTTGAATCTACGTGAGTCATGAAAGATTCATTGTGAACATATCCTTTTTTAGGAGGCTTTGTATTGTAAATTAATTTTGACATAATTAATTTAGAAGTTCCCTATATCACTTCAAAGGTTTTAGTTTATTTAATTATAAGTTCTGTAAATCTAAGACTATTTACATAGTAATAATTTTGCAACTCATGAACGTAACGTATGCCTTTTTTAGGATAGCCAGGATAGCATACCCTACATAATCCTTTTTCTATAAAGTCAACAAAACAATATTGTGTTTCATATGTATTTTTAGAAGAAAGAAAATTATTAAATCCCATTTTAAATAGCCATTCTTCGGTTAACGGTATTGGTTTTATTTCGGAAATTTCATAGTTGCTAAATAATTTTCCGTGAATTATATTATGCGATATTGATTCTACTAAATCTATTTCTTCATTGAAATAAACATAATTACCAATTCTTAATTCTTCTGCTTTCATCTTTTCTCTAAATTACATTTTAATAAAAACCCCACTACTAAAACAGAAATTAAAAAAGCTGTTAGCAATACTGTGTAGGCATATCTTTTGTCGAATTTCATAATAATTCTGGGTTATCGTGAATGTTGCCGATTACTTCTAGAGAATGCTTCCAATAATTTTTAAGATACATCCTTTGGGTTTCGTCATCTGATTTTGTTTTTACCAAATCAAAGCCTGCATCTCCATATACAACTATACAATTGTTTGAGACACCCCCTTCTAATTCTACTTTGCTAATTAGAATATCCCCCTCATAAATATCAACTCCGTTTTTGTCTTTCAATCCTGTGAACTGCATTAATTCAAAACTGTAAAATAAAGTGTTTATAGTTTCTTCAAAAGGAACGCATACCGTTTGTATTTCAGGAAATCCCCACATTGAAGTTACTGGATTCATCGTTTTTGTGATCTGATCAAATGCTCTAAATTTTATTTCTCTACTCATAATAAAATAATTTAAAAAAGAAACCCTGCAAAGTCACGACACGATGCAGGGTTCTTTAATTGCTAAAAAAGTTAGCTATATTTTTCCGTAGGTCGTGAACTACATTGCAAACATATAAATAAATTTCATTACTTTTACATCTAACTTAAAAAATATTTAAAATGGCAGGAACGACACCCGATCCAAATGAGATTGACCAATTAGCAATTGATAAGGCTATCGCTGATGCAAACGAAGTTTTAGGGCGTGTAGGCTTGGAACTTATCGGAACACGACCAAAAGACCGTGGATAAGCGAAATAACATTATTCTATGGATAGCTATTATCGTCTCGGTAATAGCTTTCATGTTTTGGGATATTATAAAAGAAAAAACGGGAATACCGATTTATTATTTTGGTAATTCTTTGGCTTTTTTACTGTTATCATTTTTTATTTGGTTGAATAATAAAAAATATGTCGCTAGTTTTGTACTTTTATGCTTATCTCTAAATAATTTCTTAGATGAAACAATTTTCGATAATACTAAATTTGGGTTAAATGAGGCTTTTTTTGCCTTAATTTTGATAATTATAACATACCTTAGATATGCCAGAAAGACTACAAAACCTATCGAATGAGCTTTTAGCTTTTTTTACAAAGATAATTGTCCCCGCAATTATTGGCGTCGGTATAAAAATAGCTGTAGAAATGCAAAGGGAAAATAAAAAAATATCATATATAAATGTACTGCTTTCAATTATAATTGCAGTAGGGATAGTTTATGCTTTTAGTGCGGTAGTTTATAAGCACATCGAAGAAATATATGTACCTGGAGTATTATCTTTAATTGCTATGTTGAGCAAAGATATAGCGGGATTCATCATCTATAAATTTAACGTGGACATCTTTCTTACTTCATTGGTAAATGTGGCACAGGACAGTATAGTTAATTTTTTTAAACGTAAATAATCATGAATAAATTTTCACAAAGAAGTTTAGATACCTTAAAAGGCGTTCATCCGGATTTGGTTAAACTAATGACAGAAGCAATCAAAGAAAGTCCTGTTGACTTTACAATTGTTCAAGGTGTAAGAACTACGCAATATCAGCAGTCGCTATATGCACAAGGAAGAACGGCTAAAGGCAAAATTGTAACCAATGCGGATGGAGTAAAGAAGAAATCAAATCATCAGGCGAAATCAGACGGCTACGGACACGCTGTAGACTTATTTCCATTTTACGATGGTAAAGTACAGTTATCGGATAAAGAAGTAATTCCAAAACTTAAATTAATCTCTGTACACATCAAGGCAGTTGCTAAATGTTTAGGCATTGGAGTTACTTGGGGGGGGGATTTTAAAAGTCTTTTTGATCCAGCCCATTTTGAATTGAAATAATAAATAAAAACATGAAAAATAAAAAAGGTCACTCTTTGGAAGGTTAAACTTAAAAACAAATAAAATGAAAAATTACACTTGGTACGGTGATGTAGTTCACGGAAATAAATTAGGAGGCACTTCTGTATAGAAATAATTTGTATATTTGAATTTGTTTTTCATAACTTAATGGTTTGAGTTAATAATTAACCCGATAGCAACATCGGGTTTTTTATATTATTTATGTATGTTTGTCTTTTAAAAATTTAGTGATCAACAAAACAACATTGAATTTTACAAAACCTCATTATTAATTTAGTGAGGTTTTTTGTTTACATTTGAATAAAAAAATATGCAAACAAATTTCTACTACCACCCAATACTAGGACTTCAATATTTAACTATAAAACACGAAGACCTAAAAGAAAACACTATTCCAAATCGTTCTGAAAGGCGTAAAATTAAATTTTGCAAGAAATGAAAAGCTCAATATTTAAAATACTTGTTTTAACTTTAATGTTTCAGTCCTGCGACATCTACAAACAGTCTTCAAAGTCAAAAACAGATACTGACTTTAAAGAGCAGATTGAAACAAAGACTTTCCGTAAAGGCGATACGGTTACTTATCTAGTTCCAAAAATAACTTATAAAGACACTACAATATACACCACAAACAGACAGGGAACTACTTTAAAGACCGTTTACAATACACAAGGTCAGATAAAGTCAATAGATTGCTTTGCATCGGTTATAGAGGAATTTAAAAAGGAAAACAGAGAACTAAAAGAATTCATCAAAGAAAAGGATTCCGTTAAAAAAGAAGAAGTCAACACGACCTGGATTTTATACGGTTTCGGAATGATCACAATTTTAGGCGGTATCGCTTTATTTTTAATGTACAAAACAATAAATAAAAACAGCATAGCCATATCGGAAATAGCAAAAAACTTATCAAAATAAGATAGCAATTCAAAAATATCTTAATCTTAAACCCTAGCATTTACAAGTGTTAGGGTTTTTTGTTTGCTTTAATTTTAAACTTTAACATATTTACAATTTGACAATTAATAAATAGTTGTATATTTGTACAAGTTAATAACAAAAAAAATATATTTATTATGAATTTTTTAGAAAAACTTTACAATACAACATTAGAATTTACTGATAAACAAATTGATAATGTAATTAATATTTGGGAACTTGAAGGCGATAAAGATTTACAAACTTTCAGTTCTTTGATTATATTAGGAGATTCAAAACAAATAGCTTTTGCCTCTACAATGGTTAAAAAATACAAAGGTGACAATTCAGAATTTTATATTAACGCATATACTAAATAATTATGAAAATACAAACAAGAACTTCATCTTGGGGCATTGAGTTAAGTAACGATACAGTTAAAGAGGAAATAATAAGGTCAAACCAAATTGAATTAAAAGAAACTATTATTAATTTTTTAGAAGCTTCATATTCTATGGCTAACTTGTTAGATTCAGACTATTTTAAAAAAAATATTACTAGAAAAATGGAATCATGTATAAATATTTTGGAAAAAATGTAATTATGTCAGATAAAAAAACAACATTTCAAAATTGGGTAGATGCAAAATACCCTTTCGGCAAAAGAAAAGAACTTGCAATATATGCAGGAGTAAGGCAGGACGTTTTGAGCCGTGATTACAGACGTGCTAACGGGTTGGAAATGATAAGCAAATACGCAAAGCTTACAGGGGAAAAATCAGTAGAATTTCATGGATTTGATTATGGTTGCGAAATATCAGGAACTCTTAAAATAACTTAAAATGAGCGATATTTTAGAAAAATTAAACCAAAGAAATCTTTTAATGTTGGCTGAAAGATTAATCAACGACGAAGTACCAACAGAAACGCAAAGCGAAATTAATCAGTTTGATGAAGTTTTTGATTTGCCATTGTCTAACCCTTTATAAAGAATATTAATTATGAATAGAGAAATTAAATTTAGGACTTTTCAAGAAGGTAAAATGTATTTTCATGAACTATGCGACTACATGGGCAGTTCAGGTATTTTAAACCCATATATTGGTTGCGAAAAAGCCATTTGGATGCAGTTCACAGGCTTAAAAGACAAAAACGGAGTTGACGTTTATGAGGGGGATATAGCGTTTCATCAAGGAAAGAACAGGGTATTTATTTACGGAGACGGATGTTTTGGTTTTATAGGAAGAAATGTGCCTGTAGTCTATATAAATGATTTTTTAGTAAGCCAAATGGAAATCATCGGAAACATTCACGAAAACCCTGAATTATTATGAAACAATTTGAAAACAAGGTATTGTTCATCAAGGATGAAGAAATGCTTAAAGAAGTGGAAAAATTAATTTTAGGTTCTGGATTTAATATTGGTGCAGATTATTGGTTGTGTAAAGAAGATTATTATAATTTTTTGTATTTCGATAACGAAAAAGACTTCAATGTAAGCATTACAGTAGAAGAAGATCAAGAAATAACACTAGAACAATTCAAAGAACTTTTAAAACAGTAATTATGAGATTAAGTAAAGAGGTATTTGAATTTCTAAAAAACTTAAAAAAAGGTGATGTTATTTTTATTGATATGGGTTTAATAAGAAAAGTAAAAGTTTTAGAAAATTATCCTGATATGGGAAAAATAAAATTACGCAGAAGTATTGGTTTTTTTGGAATTATGAACTACAAATTTATCGAAGATTATAAATATTGCGGGTTTTCAGACATATTAATACTAAATAAAAAATAAAATTATGAAAAAACTATTAATCGCTTTGGTATTTACAACCTCTGCATTTTCACAAGAAAATTATCCTTTCGTATCGTTAGGATTTGATTTGGCAAACGCTACAATTGGAAGCAAACCAACGGACAACAAAGCAAGCCTTGACGGTCAAATCAGAGTTGGCGCATCGTATAAATCAAATGAAGTGTATATGCAGTATGAAAACTTCGCTACAATAGACTTCCAACAATACGGAGTTGGTTATAACAGGGTAGTTTATCCGATGTATAAAGTTGATTTGGCAATCGGAGTTGAAACAGGATCAATCATCAGAAACGGAAATTCAAACTGGCTTTACTACGGATTTAACATCGAGCCAAGATATGACCTAACTAAAAAGGTTCAGGTTGCTTTACAGGCAAATTACAGGCTTCGACAAGATATTAAATACTTGTACGATACTGGAAAGACAGAATTCAGAGCAAGCATTTTTTTTAATGTAATCTATAAATTAAAATAATATGAAAATTATAATAACAACAATAATTGCATTATTCGTATTAGTATATCTTGGTTTTTGTTTTGCTTATTGGGACATACTTTTATTTTTAAGAATACCATATTACGATATAGATAAAAGAATAGGAATAATTGTTATCTCTTTTTTTACCCTGACTTTGGGTGCAGCATTAGGAAATGCAATACAAGGAACTATTGAATATAATAAAAAATATAAAAAATGAGCAATTATGACAATGAACATTTAGGACATGAAAACCCCGCTTTCCCTCCTAATTTAGAAGAAATCGAAGTAATCGAACTTACCGACGAGCAAAAAGAAATCCAAGACTTAAGAATGTCAATAAATGAACTTCAAAGGATAAATTCAAACATGCAGAGAATTTACAACGAAAACTTTATTTCTTTGAGTTCTCCAAAAGAATATGAAGGTGTTGGTGAATACATCAGATTAAGAGAACTTTTTAACCATAAATTAAATAAAATATAGTTATGTCGGAAGAAATAAAATTAAACATTTACGAAAAGATTCAATCAGTATCAAATGAAATTAGAAATATATCTAAAGGAATGACTGTTGGAATTGGTAATTATTCTTATAAAGCGATTAGCGACATAGATGTTACTTTGGCTGTAAAAGATGCAGAAACTAAATTTAGAATTACATCAGTTCCGATAAAGCAGGAATTGATAAATTCAGAAATTTTAAAAACACTAAAAAAAGACAATACAGAAGGAATAACTTACGTAGATACAATTAAATTGACTTTAAAAATAGTTGACTTAGATGACGTAACAAGTTTCATTGAAGTAGAATCTTTTGGACGTGGTATAGATTCAGGAGACAAAGGTTTCGGTAAAGCATCAACATACGCAAGAAAATACGCATTGCTTAATGCTTATAAAATTGCAACAGGCGAAGATCCGGATGCAGAAAAATCAAAAGAGGAATCTGCAAGAAAACCAATATCAGAAAAAAGAATTGCAATTGAAAATTACCTTAATTCAAACTTAAGTGTATTACAGGAAATATTGAAATATTTCAATGTTGGTGTTTTGGCAGACTTGACAGATGCACAAGTAACTACAATTCACAAGACATACACAGATAAAAAACTTATTTAATTATGAATTTAGTATTAGGAAGTGGGGATATTTCATCTTTGATGATGGGAAAAGAAACACAAGGGTTTAGAGATTTAATTAGAAAGTTTTTGTCTGATGATAAACCTAATTATAATGCTTTAGCAAGTCCTATAAACGCTTTAAGGACTGGCGCTATTTTGGAGAAAAATTATTTAAATATTTTGCCAAATGATTACTTCTGCCAATGGAAAGAAACTTCTGAAGAAATGAATGTTTTTACCTCATCAATAGATTTTGCTAAAATTGAAAATGGAAAAATAGTTGATTTTGATGAATTAAAAACTATTTATTTTACTGACTTCATATCTATTATTCAACCTTTAACGGTATTGTCTAAAAAAGAATATACCGAAGTATTGAAAAAGAAATTTAAGAAAAACTACGAGCAAATTATGATTCAAATGTATTGTTCGGATTTGAAAGAAGCAAATTTAGTTTTTCTTTCGGTAGAAACTTATGAAGATGAAGAAAACGAAATAAGAGAGATAAAACCAAATGAGTATTTTAAGTTTAGATTAAATCGTGATGAATTTGTAATTTCCGAAATAAAGGAAAAAGCAAAAATATTCCAAGAACTTAAAAATTATTTCAATGAAAATACAGATAAGAACATCAGTACTTAATGGAAAATTCAAAAGAAACATAAATCAGATTGTTGATGCGGTTTCAGGATTTGAAGGAAAGGATTGTTTATTTACAATTGAGCGAATCAAAAAGAACCGTTCTAATCAGCAAAATAAATTTTACTGGGGTGTTTGTCTTCCTTTAGTTCAAAACGGCTTAAAAGAAGCTACAGGCGAATACAGGACAATGGAAAACATACATTACAACATACTTTTAAAAATGTTTGCTCCGGAAAAAGAATTGATAAATATAGAATCGGGCGAAGTTATTTCTGAAAAAATAAGCAGTTCCGAAATGTCAACTACTGAATTTATGGAGTACATTTTAGAAATACAAAGATGGAGCGCAGAATTTTTAAATGTTATAATTCCAGATCCTAATACTGAAACAACATTAAATTTCAACGAATGAAAAAGACACAAACAAAAGAAGAAGCAATTGAAATCGTTAAGCTTGGAAATATTAGCTTTTATCGAAAATAATTATTATATTTGGTTAACGTTACAGCATCTCAATTAAAGTAACATTAAAAACATTATAGCCGATTATTAGGATAGCGAGTTGAGATGCGCTTGAATAATTTTCGGCATTTTTATTTATTATGAAAACAAAAAAATGCTCTAAATGTTTACAATACAAAGAATTATTAGAATTTAGAATACATAAGAAAGCAAATATGGGATTAACTCCTCGGTGTAAAAATTGTTTATCCAGAAAAAAGAATTCGGAAACAATTAATAATTTAGGAGAAATTTGGAAAAATGTTATTGGTTATGAAGAATTTTATGAAGTCAGTAGCATGGGTAGAGTAAAAACAAAAGAATGCTCAAGAATATCTATAAAAAAACGAAAAATATTCTTAAAAAGTAGATTGATAAAAGGATGGGTTTCTAATGTAGGCTATCCATCTGTTGTATTGAGAGATAAAAATAATATTTTAAAGACTTTGAGCGTGCATAGATTAGTAGCTATGGCTTTTTTAGAAAACAATTCTAATAAACCTGTTGTAAATCATAAGAGTGGAATTAAAACAGATAATAATATCGAAAATTTAGAATGGTGTACATATTCAGAAAATGCTATTCATGCGCATAAAGAAGGATTGATGAATCCTATATCAGGAGTAATGCATCCTTGTGCAAAATTAGATAATGATAAGGTAAAGCACATTAGGGAAACAGTTGGTGTTATGAGTAATTCAAAACTAGCAGATATATATAATGTTTCAAGAGGCGCAATAAACTCTGTAAGAACATTTAAAACCTGGAAGATTTAATCAGCAACAAAACAGAAAACAATAACAATCACTTAATTTATTTGAAAAATGAGAGAAATAAAATTTAGAGTATTTGATCAGATCACAAAAACGATGAATACAGTAACATCAATGTGGGGATTTCCTGAAATAGAAACGGTATGCGTTCCTTTTGAAGAAACCATAAACACTTTATTTTACAGTTTTGAATTAATGCAGTTCACAGGATTGAAAGACAAAAACGGTGTCGATATTTACGAAGGAGATATTTTAATTAGCAAAGTAGAACTAGAAGGGGGTGTTTCAAACAATTGTATAGTTGTATATGGAGACGCAGGATTTGACTTGGAAAAAATAAAATCAGATGACGAAACCCAAAGGATGTATCTTAAAAATTATTGGAAGCATTCTTTGGAAGTAATCGGCAACATTCACGAAAACCCTGAATTATTATGAAAAACCTACTAAACTATTTCTTTCCTGTACCAACATCTGAACAGAAAGTAAACCGAAGAACTTTAGAGCTTTTCGCTGTCTTAAATTCACAGACAGAATATGAATTGACAGACCTTGAAAAGGTACAAGTGCTGAACAATCTTAGAAGGGTTCTAAATGAATCGCTTACATCGAAGAAAAACAAGCTTATCGAAGATTCTGTAAATGCAAACTTAAGCTCGTCAGAAGTACAGAACGCAATTAACCATATTGAGTGATGGCAACCTCAACTTTAACCCACGAAGAAATAGTTTTGGTAACTGATTGCTATTTATCAGGAAAAGAAAACACTGTAATTGAAATACAAAAAAAAACCGGCGTATCACGTCATAAATTTCATTGTATAATAGATTCAATTTTTTTCAAAAAATATAAATTTGAAATTATCGAAAGCAAATTAAATTACATGATTTGATTGTGTATTTCAAATATTATCGTATTTTTGTTGTGTAGTTGGCTCATCACATTATACCAACTTCAGTCTTAAACAACTCCAATAATGAACCGAAGTGATGAGCGGGGATTTATTGGAGTTTTGTTTTTTTATCAACTTAATAGTTTATTGGAACTTAAAACCTTTATTTATTATGGCAAAATTTGAATTAAAATTTTTAGATTGTACAGACGAATCTACAATATCTGTAACAAGAGAGAATCCTGAAAACAATTTTATAAGAAAAAATATTCCAGAAGGAATTATTTATATAGAAATATGTGATATATATACGGGATCAAGTGCTATTTATCTAGACAAGAGTACAGCAATCAAGTTCGCTAAAACACTTCGTACTGAAATAAATAAAATAACAAGTTCGGAGGTGGAAAATGGATAAGCTGCAATGGTTTAAATTTACTCCTAGTGATTGGATGATGGGAAAAATACAAAGATGCCCTGAAATAACACAAGCAAGATTTTTACGGCTATGCTGTATGTATTGGAATAAAGATTGTGAATTATCAATTGAAGATTCAATTATTGAAATTGATCAAGAACACTTTGAAATTCTTATTTCAAAAAAAATATTGACAAAGGATAGTAAAAATGTTTACATTTCATTCCTTGATGAGCAAAATTTAGAAATAAAAGAAGTTTATAAAGATAAAAGCACAAGTGGCATTGTTGGCAATTTAAAAAGGTGGCATCACCCTATTTATCAACGTTTTAAAGCAAAAGAAATATCTTTGGAAGAAGCAATAGAATTATCAAAAACCATCGCACCAGCATCGCACACCGATAGCATACCAATCGCACCACCATCGCAAAACATCGCAGATAATATAAAGACAATACAAGATGAAGATGAGATTAGAAAAGATGAAGAAAAGAAAAGAAAAGAATTTCTTTTAGAAAAAGAAACAAAAAGTATTTTTAAGTTTTACAAAGAATTAGAAAAATTAGGTGCAGAAAAGGATTTGTTAAACGACTGGAACAAAGTCAGAAAAAAAAAGAACGCCACCGACACCAAAACTGCATTAGACAAATTTATTTCACAGGTTTATTTATCAGGAAAAGACATTAATCAAATTTTAAGAATCTGCATTGAAAAAGATTGGAAAGGATTTGAAGCGGAATGGATAAAAGAAAATAAAAATTTACAAAATGGAAATCAACAAAATACAGCAGCAACAAAGCAAAAATTCAGAGATACCTTCTCAAATCTTGCCAAAAAACACCAACAAGCCGAAACTGGCAATACTGAAGGAGAATTATTTGAAGATACGGAATATACAGAACTTGAGTGAAGTTGATGAAACTATTAATTTTATTTTAGATATAACCGGCGTTAAAAGTGTTGGAGAAACAGAAGAGGAACACGGTAAAAATCTAGCTTTTATTTATAATTTTATTATCGATAAATTTCACTTCCTTACTTTAGAAGAAATAAAAGAGGCTTTTAGAATGTTTGTTGCAAAGCAATTTGAAGTAAAAGTTTTCAGAATGATTGATTGTGTTGTTGTTGGGGAAGTTCTTTATTCTTATATCGAATATCGTAATAATCAGTTAATAAATTATATTCCTGAATCAATTGAAAAACCTAAACTTGAAGTAATTACTAATTCAGCAAAAGAAGATATTAATAAAAAAGCAGTAAACCGTGTTTACAATGAATTTAAAGAATCACAATCATTGCCCGATGGATTGACTTACATTTATGAAATTTTAGTTGAAAACGCTTTGATTAAAGTTCCAAACGAAAACACGCCAAAGCTTAACGCTTACTACAACAGAAAAATTTATGAAGCGCAAAAAGAACTAATAGCTGAAAAGAAAAATGAAATTTATAAAGCCAAATTAGGATTGGATAAGGGAAATTTATTTAACCTCAATGAAAATCTTAAGGCTATCGAAGAAAAAACGGATAATTCAATTATTTTGCGAGCTAAAAAATTAGTGCTAAAAGAATTTTTCGTTTCAAAGATATTGGCTAACCAAGAAAATATATTTTATGAAACCTAATCTGCCAACAACTAAGATTTTAGATACTGTCTGCAGTTATTTTTATATTGAAGAAAAGCTTATAAAAAGCAGTTTAAGAAATAAAAACATAGCTAAGGCAAGACACGTTTACTTTTACCTTTGCGGGGAATTTACGGAACTCACAAATGAAAAGATAAGCGAAACGGTAAAACGTGAACATTCTAGCTATCTTCACGGAAGAAACAAGATCAAAATTGAAATGACAATTTATCCAATATTAAAAAAAGAGATAGAAGAAATTATTTCAAAGCTTTTCGAATGCAATAAGCTAATTCCGGAAAGCATCGACTTATTGAAAATGGCAGAAAACTATACTAACTCATTTATTTAGAAATTATGAAAAATAAAATATTATTCGATTTTTATGAAAGAATGGTTATAATTGATTATTATAAAAATCCAAAGCTATATAAACAACCACCTATTGTTGTTGGAAGATATAAAATGGCAATAGCTTTAAGAGGAATTAATAAAAAAATGTCTGTTTATGCAAATTATATTTTAGACAAATTATCTAAATATTTATAAAAAAGTAAACAACAAAAGCAACCCTAATTTTTAAAAATAGTATTATGAATAGAGAAATAAAATTTAGAGCTTGGGACATTGATAGTTCTGAAATGCTTTACACAGATAAGGATAATAATAGAAATGATTTTTTCTTTTCCTTTTCAGAAGGATATTTTGAATTGTATTTATCAGTTGAAAACGATTATCCCGATAACAGAAACATAAAACTAATGCAGTCTTCAGGAATAAAAGACATAGATGGAATAAGCATTTATGAAGGAGACTTAATAAAGGGATATGGAAATGATGCTCACGAAGTTATTTTTGCAGACGGTGCTTACTATTTGAAAAAAAATAATAGCAGTATTCGCTTATCAAGAACTTGCGGGGCATTAAAAATTATCGGAAACATTTACGAAAATCCTGAATTATTATGATAGCTAATTGCAAATTCTGCAGAAAGAAATTCGAGCAAAAAATATTCAACTACAGATTTTGCGAATCTACTCCTGAATGCAAACAAGCAGGAACAGAAGCAAAGAATATTTTGATTAAAAAAGCAATGGAGAAAGTGAAGCTTTCAAAAGAAAAAAATTCAAGGGAAGAAACTAAAGTATTGCGTGAAAAGTTGAAAACTTTATCAGAATATGAAGCCGAAGCAAAAAAATCATTTCAAAAATTTATAAGGCTTCGTGATGCAGAATTAGAATGTATTTCATGCGGTACAAATACAGCTACTGAATGGCACGCTTCACATTATTTTGACTGCAATAAATATTCAGGATTAATATTCAATGAGAAAAACGTACATAAGGCGTGTAAGCAATGCAATGTGTTCTTTCACGGAAATATACCAGAATACCGTAAAGGATTGATTAAACGCTACGGATTGGCTTATATTGAGGAACTGGAAAGTATTTCTGATGCAAAAAGAGTTTACAAGTACACCAAAGAAGAATTGATTGCTAAAAAAATGCAATACGATATAAAAATTAAAGAATTTAAGTAGTATATTTGCGTTAGTAGAGTCGTCGCTACAATAAAAATATTTTAAAATTCCCGCAGGATAAAAGACGACGACCTTTTTGATTGCGGGTTTTTACGTTATGGCAGGAAATAATACAAAACATGGGCTAATAAAGCATCCTCTTTACAGAAAGTGGTCAGACATGAAAAAAAGATGTAACAATCCAAATGTAGATCGATATAAATCTTATGGAGCATTAGGAATAAAAGTATGTGACGAATGGAACAAAAGTTTTAAATCTTTTTATGACTGGAGCATTTCTAATGGATGGGAAAAAGGCTTGACGATAGAAAGAAAAAACGTAAACAAGGACTATTGTCCAGAAAACTGTTGCTACATTCCTCTGTCAGAACAAAAATATAATTTAAGAAATACGCTTTGGGTTGTTTACAAAGGAATTAAAATACCATTCAGGAAAATTTCAAACGAAAACAATCTGGAAATAGATTTTAGAACAGTATGGATAGGGTTAAAGAATGGAAAAAAAATAGAGTACTATTCAGAAAAATATCCAAATATAAGAAAGGCTTTAGATAATTATTTGGTTATGCACTATGCTAAAAATTTTATTGATTTTTTAAATAGCGGACATGTAAAGTTTGAAAAACTGAATTCAACTCAAGACGGAGGTATAATGATTAAGTTTGAAAATATAAAAGGTTACTATTCATCGGTTGAAATCTTCAATGACGGTGATGTTGTATTTTTGATTAAAGGCACAGAAACTAAAGCTTGGGATTTTAAGCATGAAGATTTTATCCAAAAAATTAGTGCGTCTTATTCTGTGTAAATGTGTACCACTTGTCAAGAATTAAAAATATATGTCTAAAAAAGATCCAATATCCGAAACCCAAACCAAGCTAAACAATTTAAAAGTAAAGCGTTCAGTAGAGAAGACAGACAAATACGATATTGAGATTAAAGAATTGGAAAATATAATAAATTGGTTTAATTATGGAATTAGGTAAATATAAATTCAACGATTGCAATGTTTGTATAAATGAAGATGTTTATTTTATATTTTCAACTCATTATTCTCTTTATGCTGAAATATTTTTTTCAATGAATTATTCCGGAATGTGGAACAGCCATATAAGATATGGATATCAAACAGGTGGACTATCTCAAAACGTATCCGGATATACTTTTAAAACAAAAGAAGATTGTTTATTGTCCGGCGTAGAAAAGTTAAAAGAAGTCATTAACCGGCATAACCACAAAAAATATGATTTCAATCAAAAAGCATTAAAAGCGCTTGAACAATTTATACAGCCTGAGCAACTAACATTATTCTAAAAAAATGGAAAAAATAAAATTATTAAATCTATATGCCGGATTAGGCGGTAATATAGAATTATTGGACGAAGACAAATTCGATATTACTAATGTTGAATTAGATCCAAAAATAGCAAATGTGCTTCAAAAAAGGAAACCAAATCAAAAAGTAATTGTTTGTGATGCTCATCAGTTTTTATTGGAAAATTATAAAGAATACGATATTATTTGGGCTTCAAGGCCTTGCCAAAAGCATTCAAAGATGAATTTAGCAACCAGGCACAATATGATAAGATATGTTGATGGTGCTTTATTTGAAGAAATAATATTTCTTACACAGTATTGCAAAGACAAAAAGTGGGTAGTTGAAAACGTAGTACCGTATTATCAACCTTATGGTAATCCCGTAAAAATAGGTAGACATTTGTTTTGGAGTAATTTTGAAATAGAACAAATGCAGGAAGTGCCTAAATCCCCAAAAGGAATGATGAATTTAGCAACTGTTGGACAAAAAAAAACTATGATGGATTGGCTCGGTATTTATTATGAAGAAAATATATATTATGAAAAAAATCATTGTCCGGTTCAGATATTGAGAAATTGTGTTCATCCAAAACTAGGACTTCACGTTATTGATCAAATATTTAAACACCCTAACCTAGCGTAACAGCTAGGTTTTTTTATTTGTAAATGTTAAAGTTTTAAAATACATCAAAAATATAATATTAAACTATTGTGTAATTAAAATATAGTCGTATATTTGTACTCAGATAACAACAACATTAAAATTAATATTATGACAAATTTAGAAATACAAACAGCAAAAGAAAATATAAAAATCATAGATGATAATTTAAATAGACTTTTTGTAGTATCAAAAGATTTAGGTTACGAGGATTTTCAAAAATTTCTACTTGAAGTGTCGAAAGCATTTTTAAGAAATAAAGAGTAAATATAAACAGGGAAGCCGAAAACTGAATAGAGTAGGCGAGAATTTCAAACCAAAAATTATGTTACAAGACGCATTTGATCAAATTAGACTTCTTACTCAAAAAGAAGTAGTAGAACAGATTAGATTTAATAAACTGACTGTTACGCTAAAGTTAAAAGGACAGCCTGCAGAGGTTTATGGGTATAATTCTGCTACTGAAATTTCAGATTCTATTGAGTTTGCAGAAAGTCAGTTAAAAAAATAATTATTAACGCCCCGATTAATTTCGGGGCAAATTAAATATAAAATGAAAAATTACCAAGAGGCAATTATAGAGCTTATAAAGCTAACAGGGATGACTCAAAGGCAAATTGCTCTTAATGCAGGTTTGCCTCAGGAGCAATTATCAGACTGGAAAAATGGTAGAAGGTCTATTTCATTAGAAAACTATATTCATTTGTGCAAATCAAACGGAATTAATCCGGACGTACCATTGAGTAATATAGTTACAAACCAAGCTTTAGAAAATGTTGAAAAGGAGTGTTTAAAATCTAAAAAAGAGTAGTTATGCTTAAATTTAAAATAGGTGACTTTGTAGAACATGAAATTTATGGACAATCTAAAATAACATTCGCTACTGATAAAAATGTTTCTAAACCTTATGTTATAAGGCATAAAGGTGGTATTCATAAATGTTCAGAAAATGAATTAAAAATATTAATTAATAATTTATGAAAGTCTACGTAACCAAGTACGCATTGACAAGAGGTATTTTGTTGATGGAAGTTACAGATAAATTCGAATCAAATACAATACTTTATAGTATTAAATATGGGTATTTCAATAAAGGAGATCATTTTAAAAATATTGAAGAAGCAATCAAAGACGCTGAACAACGCAAAGAAAAGAAGTTAATCCAGCTTCAGAATCAATTGGAGAAATTGGAAAATAAAAATGTAACGATTATTAAAGAAGTTTAGTTATGAGTGAATTTAAAGGAACAAAAGGAAAGTGGGAGGTTATAGATAATTACGATAACGACCGAAAAATATACGTAGGAACTGACAATGGAGAAGGTGATGAAGTGTATAGCGTAGAAACTTCTGAAATGACCTATATGGAAGATTTCGCCAACGCAAAACTAATAGCACACGCTCCTGAACTTTTGGAAATGGTAAAGCTTTTAGTCGATAGATTAGAAGAAAACGGATTAGGCAAATTAGATGCCATTTCAAGAGCAAAAGAGTTAATCAAATCAGCAACAGAATAACTAACAAATAATTAATTATGACACCACAGGAAAAAGCAAAAGAATTATTAGAAAAATATCAGTCAGAAAAAATAATTACGTTTCAACGATCTTCTTTAAGTCCGATTGAAGAATACGAATTAAGCGATTCAGAAGCGAAATTTTGCATTAAAATTTTGGTAGATGAAATAATGGCAGAGTATTTAGAAACGCCTGCAAGTCATTTCTTCGTGTATGCTACTGATAAAATAAAATATTGGGAAGAAGTGAAATCAGAACTAGAAAAACCATGAAAACGCTAACCCCAACAAATCTTATTGCGGTGGAAGTGCAGAAAGACGCAACAGATATTAGGATTAATGAATTTGGAACTTTTATTTTTTATCAAGATAACGGAAAAAGAGCGTATCATTTAGATTTCTTTGCTTCTGAAATTATAGGCGAAGTTACAGATACTGAAATTTCTTTTGACGTTGAGCTTCCAAACAAAAATTTTGTAGGTAGAACTGTTTATAAAGATTTTAATAATCCTGAAAGTGGTTTTTTCGAAACAAAAGAAAAAAGCTTCCGAAGTCTATTGCGGTTTAATGAAATTTACTTTAAAAATCCTATGGGAAAGACCCCAAACATATTAAGAGATTCGGAAAACTCTTGGACTTCTGAACAGTACAAAGAATGGCAATCCTACGAATCAAAACTAATCAAAGGAAAACTTATAATTTTAAAACAAAAGTAAAATTTAACCACTTAAACTAAACAAATGGTACACGAATTAAAAACTTGGACAGAACATTATCAGAATGTTGTTCGTGGCTTAAAGCCTTGGGAAATACGATTAAATGATAGAAATTATCAGATTGGCGATACTTTGGTTTTAAAAGAATATTTTCCAAATTTAGAAGAGTATTCCGGCGATAAAATTATAGTAGAAGTAACCCATATTTTGAATGGCGGTAATTTCGGAATTGAAAAAGGATATTGCATTATGACAATCAAAAAAATTTAAAAATGAAAATACAAGAAAACAAACAAAAAGCTATTGAGTTGGCTTATGGGGAATATTGGGATATAGTAAAAGATTATGTTTATGAAAATGGGTGGTGTGACTTTACATTTACAAAAGATACTAATATCTTAATTCCAATTGAAATGGATTCAAAATTTCCATTAGGCAGACCAAAATCACTTTCAGGAATCGAAACTAACAACAATTGGACGGTTATAAATTCAGATGAGGATTTGCCAAAAGAAAATATGCAATGTTTTATTATGCAGAATGGAAAAATTCAAATAGGGAATTACATTTCAAATTACAAACGGTGGTTTGCACCGGGTTGCTACTATTCAGAAACCTATAAAAGTTTAGGAATTACACATTACCAACTTATAAAAGAACCCTCAAAACCAATCTACTAATGAAGACACAAAAACTAATTCCGCTTTTGGATTACGTATTGGAACTTTGTCGCGACAGAAGTTTTGAGTCAAGAGATTCCGTTTTTGGGACTCGAATTGAAAACTACGCTAAATTCCTATCACAGCCTTTAAAGCTATCGATGTTTATTGTTTGTGATGAAAATGAAGTTCCGTTAGAGGATCCACTTCATGACGATTGGTATAATCAGCAGTTTTTAGATGCAGAAAAAAATGTTTTATTTGAAGGTTGGACATTTGAAGAAATAAATAAATCTATTTACAATAAAAATTACGATTATATATATTTTGACAAGCCTAATCCTAAATATTATGACGGAAAAAACACTTTTGTTTTAACAAAAATAGAAGACCTCGTAAAACAAGGCTTAACCCTCACAGAAAACGCAGTTAAAACTATAAATGGATAGATTATGGAATGGGAATATATCTGCTGAAAAAAAGATTACAAAAAAAGAAAATTGCATTTATATTTCTTCATTAAATAAAAAGAATGTGATTAAAATATTAAAAAGAGATTACGGAATAACACTTAAAAACGAATAGTAACTTAAAATAAGTAAAAATATGTTAGCAGAATTAGAGGAAGCAAAACAGTTCCTAATCAAGAAGTTTGGAAGTGTTGAAAAAGTAGAGCCAGGCACTTATGCCATTCCTACACAAACATCAAAAGGAGATGCGTTTATGAAGGTAGTAATAACTCCTGACATGGGAATGAAAGATTTCCATTTATTCAAAGACGAAAAGCTTACAGTAAGTTGGTACGATAACTAAAAACAAACACCCTGCTTAGAAATAAGCGGGGTTTTCGGGTGAAAACAATTATTATTAACTCTAAAAAGATATATTATGAAATTAAGATAAAAAAAACACCCACCGAGAAGTTAAAACAATTTTTAAATCCGGTATGAATTTTACGATCATCAAAGCGGGGTCGTTCCCGCTTTTTTGTATTACATTAAATTAAAAATAATTAACTATATTTGCTTATGAAAACATTACAAAAAGTAGAAATAACCTTTGAATATGTCGAGTTTATTCCTGAAGAAAGAAAAGAAAAGATTATTTATATTTCAGAGAAATATGGCGTAACTGTACATAATTGTTTATGTGGTTGTGGTGGAAAAACTATCCTTCCAATAGATTGTATTATTGATGGACAGGATTTAGGATGGAAACTTATAAAAGAACCTAATGATAAAATATCATTTACGCCAAGTGTTGGCAATTTTCAGATGCCATGTAAATCTCACTATATAATTACAAAAAACATCGCTAATTTTTGCTAAAACACAATAAAATGAATAATACTATTCAAAGAAGATACAAAAGAGAAAGAAAAATAAAAAACACACTTTGGCTATTTCTAGCTATTGTAATCCTAGTATTTATTTTATCATGTTCTTCAGATAACGACACCTGCAACTGCAGAAAAGAAGTTTATAACAACAGCATACAGTTTCTTTACGATCAACCCGCTGACGAATCAAAATGCACAGGGGATAAAGCTTTAAGAAGCGATGGAAACGGAAATATGTATAGATACCAATGTAAATAGTTTATTATGGCTTACAGTCAAGAAGAAAAGGACGAAAAATTTAATCTTATCATTTCAGAAATTGAAAACGGAAGTCCTTTGAGAAAAGTACTAGCAATTTACGACATGCCTAGTTCTTCTACTTTTTATAAATGGCTAGAAGAAAAAGACGAAGAAGGTAATCTTACAGAAGAAGCTAAAGAGAAAACGAAACGATACGCACGCGCATGCGAGGAAAGAGCAGATAATTTGTTTGAGGAAATACTTGAAATTGTCGATGACGGAACAAACGATGTTGAAGAAATTGACATGGACGGAATAGTGATAGAAAAAGTAAATCACGAACACATACAAAGAAGCAGACTTCGCTACGATGCAAGAAGATGGATGATAGGAAAAATGAACCCTAAAAAATACGGGGATAAAATTCAACAGGAAATATCGGGAGAACTAAAAACAACTCCAACCGAATTGAAAGTAACGATCAGAAAACCAGAAGAGGAAGAAGATTAAAAATGGAATTCGAAGCCACTATAGTTTATGAGAAAAATTGGAACGCAACACTTAAAAAGTGTGATGTTTGTGATGGGTCAGGATTAGTAAAAAACATTAGTTGCAATTGGTGTGGTGATGGTACTACAATTAATCATCCAGGTTCTGGTAAATATTATAGATACATAAACAATAAAGGATCTTCAAGAAGTTCAAAGACAGTTTCATTGATTGATGTGTTTGATACGTACGCTAGAGCATACAAGAATAAACGTATGACTGTTTGGAGAGACACTAAGACTGATTGCAAAAAAACTGTTTTAAATGATACGTTAAAAAGGCTAAAGAAAACAGGGCGTTATAAAGTAGGTCAAAACTTCAACAAGACCGAAAGTATTTTTACCTACGATACAGATTCAACTTTCGAAATACACGGTACGGATGATGAAGAAACAGTACACGGACTTACTCAAGATTGTTCTTGGTTTAATGAGCCATACAAAATATCTAAAGACACTTTCGACCAAGTTGATCAAAGAACTTCGGATTTTGTTTTTATAGATTCTAATCCAAAAAAAGATACTTGGATAGATGATATAGAAAAACATCCTAGAACAATCACAATTCATTCTACATTTAAAGACAATCCTTTTTGTCCTGTAGAAGCTAAAAAGAAAATACTTTCATATCAGCCAGTAAAACTATGCTATATTGTTGTTTCAAAACTATTGAAAGAAGAAGAAGCAAAGACATATGATATTGAATCAAATCCAAAAGAATTTTCATCAAAGCATTTAAATGAGCTTACACGATGCAAATTAAACGAATCCATAAATACTGCATCTGAATACAAATGGCAGGTTTACGGACTTGGAGAGAAAGCCGAACGCCCTAACAGAATATTCCATTGGACTGAAATACCGTTAGACGTTTTCAATGCAATTAAAGCACCGGATTTGTACACGGTGGATTGGGGAGCAGTTGACCCAATGGGAGTACTTCACATGAAGTATTACGACGGCGGGTTGTACCTTCACGAAATGAACTACGATAGCGAAAACAAGATAAGGGAAAAACTAACCGCTACTGAATTGTTGCAGATTGACAATACAGAGGAAGGATTGATAATGTGGAAGTTCAGAAAGATGGGTATTAATCCTGAAAAAGTAATAGTATGCGATAGCAACAGGCCGTTGAAGATATTGGCTTTAAGGCGTGCAGGATTTGAATACGCTATTGCAGCAACAAAAGGCGCAGGATCTGTTATAGATGGAATTGATTTGCTTAACTCTTTGAATGTTTATTATACTTCAACAAGTGCAAATTTAAAATACGAGCAGGAAAACTATTCGAGAAAGGTTGACCGTTACGGAATTGTTTTGGAAGAACCTGAAGATACGGATAACCACCTTATGGATCCCGCCCGTTACGGAGCAGAGTTCTGGAGAAAAGAAGGATTGATTAAAAACATATAATTACAATATTCAAACAATATTAAATTATAAACACGGTAATAAACTATAGTTTATTGCAAAATTCAAACAATTAAAAAATAATAATTATGAAATTTATTCAAAGTGTAAACGAAAAAAACGTATTAGTAAATTTGGAACTTATAGTTTCAATTGAAAAAGTAAGGGATGGTATATTTTTATGTGCTCCTAATGAAAATATATTTTGGGATGCAGACGAAAACCAATTAAAACAAGATTGGGAAAATATTATTTTTTCTATAGGCCAAGATGTTGTTTCTACAGCAGGCAAAATGATAAGTATAAAAAAAATGTAAAACCTAAATTAAATTTACATATATTTGCTAAAATAAATTATTGTTGTGAAACAAGGATTTGAGAAAAATATTAACGAATCGCTATCTTCTTCATTGAGGACAGCGATTTTTTACGTTTATAATTAATGAGTTTTCATTTCAGCTTTGGGTTTGGCGGCAATCAAAGAGAACCGTTAAAAATTGAACAGGACAATGCGGGTAATATATTTTACACGATGTTCAGTTCTAGCACAGCTTTAGGAAAAGTAATTCCGGACAATGAAAAATTAAGAGTTGTTACAAATAGTCCTGCGTTATTGAAAGTTATTTCTTTGGATTGTGATATTTTTTCTCTAGGGAAAATTAACAAGTATAAAGACGATAAGATAAAAGAAAGGGATTTTCTATACTCGCTTTCAAAAAAGCCAAACATAACGCAGAGTTGGACACAGTTTTTATGGGATTATAAATTTTGGCTAAATATCTTCGGAGTAGCTTATCTTTATAATCCTAATGATTCAAAAGTGATAAGCGATAGAAATTCAATACAATGGCTTAATCCTGTCAATATCGTTTGGGATTCAACAGTTATAAGCAAGTTAAAAGCTATATTCCTTTCAGGAGGAAGTTACAAGGAAGTTCTTAAAAGTAATATTACATATAGATTTGAAAACGGACAGACAAAGCTTATTTCATTAAATGAGATTGTTCCTTTCTATGATCTTACAAATGCGGGTACTGACAACCCTTTAAACGGCTATAGCAGAATAGATGCTTTGTATAAGGTAATAAGAAATAGTGAATTAGCTTTAGACGCAAAAGCTATTAATCTAGAATTTGCACAGAAGTTTTTAGTTGCAGGGCAATCTGATCCAAAAGATGTTACTGAAATACCCATGACAGGACCAGAACAGCTAGACATTGAGACAAAAGTAAGAGGTCCAAAACAAGTCCACGCAATCAAATCAATGATTGACATTAAAAGATTTGTTGAGAATATCGGAAATCTTAAGATTGATGAAAGCTTTTACAATGATTATTTCATGTTCGGAACTATGTTTAATATTCCACGTGATATTTTGGAAGCCAATTTAAGAGGCTCTACTTATGAGAATCAAGAAAAGGCAATGGCAAGATTGGTAGAATATTGCATGTCTCCAAAAGGTCAGATGCTAACAGATTGGTTCGAAAGCCAGTACGGTTTGCAAGATATTAGAATGAGCTGGGGGCATTTGATGTTTAACCAGGTGTTCGAAAAAGAAAGAGCAGAAAGGGTAGGATTGCAATTAGACAATATCCAAAAAGCAAAAGATTTAGGTGGTATAAATGAAAGTGAAGCAAATGAAATGGTTAAATCAATATTAAACACGTAGCTATGAAAGTTGAAGAAATTAATAAGCTGTTGACCAATAAAGATATTTCTCCCGAACTGAAAAAGGATTTAGAGAAGAAGAAAGAAGCTTTGGTTAACGATAATAAAGTAAACAAATGAAAATACCACAGTTTGCAGAAAAATCAGATTTGTTTGATTTCCTTATCAAGAATGAAAAAGAACTTATTGCGGAAAAAAAATACAGTGTAAAAGAGGCTGATTCTTTCAGCTACACTAAAGATTTTTCTTTAACAGATGAAGATTCATATAAGGCAATCAACAATAAGCCTGTAAACGAAGATATAAGTTCGTTAAAAACGAAACTTGTAATAAACACTACCAATTGGCTAGACAGTCATGGTGATGTTCACATTCCGGGATTATGGGGGAAAACATTGACGGAAACAAAGACTGTTTATCTTCTGCAGGAGCATCAGATGAAGTTCGACAAGATCATCACAAGTGAGGTAGATGCGTTTGTTCAGAATTATACTTGGAAGCAGTTAGGGCTTTCAATGAACGGAAAAACGGAAGCTCTTATTTTTGATGCAACTATTGGCAAGAACCGAAATGAGTTTATGTTTAAACAATATCGTGACGGTTATGTATTGAATCATTCAGTTGGTATGAGATACGTTAAAATGTACTTGTGTATAAACGATAGCGGATCAGGTCAGTATTACGAGAATTGGCAAAAGTATTACAAAGAAATAGCCAATAGTGAAAGGGCAGATGAAGCGGGTTATTTTTGGGCGGTTACAGAAGCGAAATTAGTAGAAGGGAGTGCGGTAGTTATGGGTAGCAATACGATAACTCCAACATTAGAAAACAATATGAAAGCCGATGAAGAATCACTTTCAAAAGAAGAGCCGACTGAAGTCACTCCAACACCTAGAAGAAGAATTATTTAACAATTAAAATCTAAAACAGATGGATTTCAAGTACAAAAGTCAGGCTGAAATTGATAAAATGACGGCTGAAGAAGCGGAAGCTTACACAGTGGCTAAAAGAGATTTTGAAGAAAAATCAACAAAAGCCGAAATTGAAAAAGCAGTTAATGCTTTGAAAGACGAGCAAAAAAACGAATTCGAAAAGATTGCTAAACAGCTTTTGGAATTAAAGGACGACTACAACAAGTTGCTAGAAAAAGCAGACGGGAAAGCCGAAGCTGAAAAAGGAACGTTTGTTACTTTCGTTGAAAAGAATATTGAAAAATTCACGGAAACAGACAAGCATTATGGTGCTTCGACTGTAATTAAAGTAGCCGCCTTAATGACTACTGCGAATGTTACGCCAAACGTTGCGGGAGGTTTCTCCCCATTGTTCGGTAATTACATCGATACTGAAATTGGTCACGTTCCAAAACCTGACAACATCATGTTGCCTTTAGTAACTGTTAAGACACAGCCAGGAACGGAGAACATTTGGACTTCTGACCGTGTAAACGAAGAAGGAGATGCGGCCTTTATTGCTGAAGGCGCATTGAAACCATTGGCAGATGCAGAATGGACTTCAACTAAACACGCAATCAAAGAGGTTGCCGTACGTTGGAAGTTTACAAAACGTCTGATGATGCACGCTCCCGCAATTGTTCAGGATTTCCAAGAACATGCAAGAGAGTTGGTTGAGCAAAAAATAGACGATCAAATTTTGGAAGGAGACGGCACAGGAAATAATCTTGCAGGTTTGGAAGAATTGGCTTCTGCTTTTATCGTTCCTGCTGGACTTGCTGGATATTACCAGGCACCAAACATCTATGACGTTATTATGGCAATGGCAACAAGAGTTAGATTGTCTAACTTTAAAGGTCAAATTACCGCTGTCTTGAATACTGTTTGGATGGCGAAAATGGCAGGAATCAAAGATTTGGAAAACCGTTATATTGTTGCGCCTTTCGTGTCTCCTGATGGAACAAGAGTTGGTGCGGTAAATGTTAAGTTTTCTAACAAAATCGCTGATGATGCTATCGTAGTAGGAGACTTGAAGAAATTCAATGTTGTTTTTGCTGAAAACATCATGTACGATGAAGGTTATGAGAACGATGATTTCTCTAAAAACTTGGTATCAAGAAAACTTGAAGCTTTCTTAGGAACTTATATCAAAGGCTCGGATGCTGGATCTATCCTTTATGGAGACATTTCAGACATTCAGGATGATTTGGTAGTTGCTGAACCTGTAATACCTTAATATTTAAAATATGGCAGATAAAGAAAAGGCTAAAAAATTAGCCGAAGACCAAAACGCACAAGGAACTACGTTCGATGCAAAGGCGATGATTTCTGAAAATGCAGAAAAAAAAACAGTAATCAAATATACTGAACGTGTTAAAGTAAAATTGTTGAAAGATACCGTTTACCAAAAAGAAGGTAAAGTATATTCGCCTCATAAAATTAAAGCAGAAGCTTTGATTAAGCAGGGTTTAGCTGAACGAGTAAAAGAATAAAAGCAATAAAAGACAATGCCAACAATATCTAAAAATACTGATTTTAAAGGGGAATTTTTCATTCCGAATGCGGTAGTAATGCCAAATATAGGAGGTGCGCCAACAGCGACACAGGAAATTGACCTATTCATTGAAAAGTACGAAAAGATTTTGTTGGTAGAATCTTTGGGAATCGTTCAATACAATGAGCTTATTTCCGATGTCGAGACCAGCGGAAAATGGTTTGACTTGAAAAACGGCAAAGAGTACGATGATAAGATTTGGGTAGGATTGAAATCAATAACAATTCCTTTTATATTTTACCACTATCTTAAAAATGATAAAAGTATTTATTCGACTACAGGGATTCAAAGACCTGATTCGGAAAACTCTACTTCTGTAAATCCTACTTTAAAATTGGTAGAATCTTGGAATTGCTTTATTGAGGCATATCAGGGAATTAGTAATTGCGATTGGTACTTTTTACAGCCTATATTTTATTTTGAAGGTTGGGATTACTGGAACAATCCAAATAACAGTTCTTATGTTTCATTTAGGGAATATATTTCATCTTTCACGGATGATTATGATACTAAATTTCTCAAGAGATACGAACCCATTAATCGATTCGGATTATGATTATTGTTGAAGAACAGCTAACAAAGGCATTCGGTACATTACCAACGCTTGGAGGTTATCCTGAAATAGAAGAACCGCCAACACCTGCGGTAGATGCTTTTCAACCTGTTTACAAATGGGGAAATGAAGCGCATTTAATAAAGCAGCTTATTTTATTCAATAAGAACAATACTGTTCCTTATCCCTTGATTTATCAGATATCAAACACAGATTCTGATGATGTTAGCAAAAATTATACAACTACGGATTTAGTTTTAATACTTGCTACTAGAAATAAGGCAGTTGATTCTCTTAACGAAAACCGCTGGGCGATGAGCTATCAGAATATCCTTTGGCCGTTAGCTAAAAATATTGAAACTCTATTCAAAAAATCTCAGATGTTTGTTTGGGATGGAGAATTTAGAAAGACCACTTACCCAAACTATGGAGGGGAAAACAATAACGAAAGTGACAAGAAAAACTTTACCATAGATATTTGGGATGCTTTGAAATTAGAATTTAAAGGATTAAAAATAAGAAATACTTGCTTAGGCGAGTTTAAATACTAAAAAAATTATGGCATATTTAAATGCAATCAATTGCAACAAAGAACAATTTGCTTTAGGTACTGTTGACTGCGAACCGCTGTTAGGCGAGTTTTCAGGATTCGTAACAGTAGACAATTCTTGGAAAATCCCCGTAGCTGATATTGTATCAGGTTCATTTGGATTAGAAGAAGTTTTGGCATTGATCCAAAACGGAACATTCGAACCTTTTTTAGGATCTGTTGAATTTACAAACAACACTCCGGATGCAACCACAAAAGAATACACGGGCGGTATTATGAAAGTTATCCGTAACGGAAAACCTCAATATCGTTTTGAATTCGATAAAGGTGTAGGATATCACAAAGCGGCTTATTCAAGAAACAGCCAATCAGGAAAAAGCGTTTTGCTAATCGATGAATCAGGTACTTTGGTAGGTGCATATACAGGAGACGGATTGAGTTTTACAGGCTTCAATATGTCAATGTATAACACAAACACTTATGTGCCAAAAACAGGCGATGAAACGCCAAAAACGCTTATCGATATTCAATTAGGCAGTGAATCTCAATTCAATACAAGAATGGCATTGCTTACAGTTGGTCAGTCAGGAATTGATTTCAATACTGACATTTACCCGATTGTTGGAGTAAGCATTACAGGTACTGCTTCGGTTGCAAACGGATTCACGGTAGAAGTAAATGCGGTAAACAATACGATTTACGGAATTGAAGCTTTAGGAGTTGGAAATTTCAGAATCAGAAACATGGTTACAAATGCTGTTTTAGCTATTGATACTGTTGCGGCAGGAACAACTCCAGGAACTTATGTTATCGACACTACAACGCCTCCAACATTGGCGGCAACTTACGTGGTTGAGACATTTGATGCAACTGCTACACCTCCTGTTAACGTGGCTATGGTTGGAACTAATTTGTTTTACAAAGGTGTTTCTCCAATTATCACAGCGGTAGCTTAAAGCAAAACAAAAATTATAAACCTAAAAGGGTGGGTTAATCGCCTGCCCTTTTTTATTACAACATAGTATGAGTGAATTTGTAGATGTTATTACTAATGGAATAGAAAAAACAACCAAAGTATTGGCTATTTTAAACGAACACAAAGAAGTTTTAGATTCAGAGTTAAAATCAATAAATGAAAAACTAAAACAGTATGACGTTAAAATTGATGTCACTATGGTAAGCACAAAAAGCAGGTTTATGCAGAAATTAGATAAAATGATGGCAGAAGCAAAACTTAAAAAAAAATAAATTATGAAATTCGACAACGTATCATTCAGCAAAGAGGGATTTGAAAATTTCAAGACCTTGACCAAAGAAAAACAGATTGAAAAATTAGCAAATCTGCTAAATCCGAAAGACGAGGAAAGAGCAAAAGTTTTACTTAAAAATGTGCCACATGGGAATATCAGTTCAGGAGATGATAAAGAGGCTTCAGACAATAACGGAATCGGAACTGCAGAAGAAAGCAAAAGACCTAATAGAGCAGGACAAAGGAAGGAATTTAAGAAAAGCAAAGATTAACGAACTTGAATTTGGTTTAAACCCTGACAGGACAAAAATAGGCTCTTATCGTAGCGACGATTACGCTTTTAAAAAGAATAATCAGAATCCATTGGCAGGATTTGGAAACGTCGATTTGATATTGACTGGCGCATGGTCGAATTCATTGTTTCCAGTCGTAAAAAGCAACAGGGTAATATTTGACAGTTCAAACAGCAAGCACGATGATTTGCTTTCAAAATACGGTGAAGGAATAGCAAGCCTTAATCAAAACACTTTTAACAGGATTGCAAAGGCAAACTATCAGCCTGAATTTCTGAAACTAATTAAAAAAAGAATAGGTCAATGAGTGCATTTATTTGGGACAGCGCAGAAATACCCGCAAAGATTTACTTCAAGATTATTGAAACTAATGACTTATCATTATTAGGCGGGGAATCTGACGAGCAAAGAGAAAAGGCGTGGTCTAAAATTGTCGATGAAGATTTTGAGATTTCAGAGAATTCTAAAATTAAGCAGTATTTGGATAGGCAATGCAAGACTGAACACTTAAAACTTCAAATCCAAGCGATAAAAGATAATATGCAGGTACTGCTTTACACTACAACTTCTGAAAGTCAAAAAGAAGAACTAGCAACTATATTGAAAGAATTGGGCGTAAAAATTGACATTAAAAAAGACATTGTAGAAGAATGCCATAGAGTTCTTAAATCTGATTTAGGAATTATGAAAAACAAATTAAATAGGCTTATTGCTTCAGAACCTAAAAAGCAGGAAAGCATAAAAAGAACATTTGAATCTGACTTGGTAGCTGTTGAAAATATTCTTATGCGACCATTGCCGGACAATGTTTCTTTAATTTATTTCCGTGAAGCGGTTAAATCTGCTAAGCAAAAATCAGAAGCCAACAAAAAATCAATGCGTAAAAATGGCAAATAACGACGGATTAGTTGAAATAGCATCAAGCGAAACCTACAAAAAGGTTCAGGAGTTAATCGAAAACCTTAAAAAGATCGCTGCCGAAATTACAAATATAAACAGGAATCTTAATAATTCAAGACTCCCAAGCGATAATGCGAACAATTTAAACCAAATTACGCAACAGAATCAGCGATTAAATACCGTTCGTGAAAGAGCGAATCAATTATCTGCTGCAGAAATAGTAAACCAACGAACTTTAAGGCAAAATGCAGATCAATACGCACGTTCTGTTTCCGTTTTAGGCGGTGCATACCAAAGATTATCAGCACAGCAGGCAATTTCTGCTAGAAACCTACAAAATTTGATTGCAGGAGGAAGACGAGCGGAACAAACACAAAGACAATACAACAGGGAATTACGAAATGCGCAAAGAGAATTTGACTCATTAAACAGGCGTGTTTTAGCGGCTGATAGAGCTGTAGGAAGGTTCAATAGAAATGTAGGTAATTATCCGATGCAAGCGGCAAGGGGATTGAAAGACCTTATAGGTGCATTTGGAATTCTTGGAGGCACGGCATTAATTGCATCAATCGCAAAAGATATTTTCAATACTACACGTGAATTGCAGTCTATGAATTTTGCATTAACGCAAGTAATAGGCAATGTGGGACAAGTAGCAAGTACACAGCAGTTTTTATCTAGAATATCAGAAGCATACGGAATTGAGCTTATAGGACTTACACAGTCTTATACTGCTTTTTATGCGGCCTCTAAAAATGCAATAGATTCTGGAGCAATAACCGCACAGCAGATCCAAAATATATTTGAAAGCGTATCTAAAGCTTCCGGAGCAATGGGATTGTCTGTAGAACAGCAGAAAGGGGCATTTCTTGCATTACAACAGATGATTTCAAAAGGAACTGTTCAGGCTGAAGAAATCAGAGGGCAGTTGGCAGAGAGATTACCTGGCGCATTTGGAATTCTTGCAAAATCAATGAACGTTACTGAACAGCAATTGAATAAAATGCTTAAGGATGGTAAAGTTTTGGCTGCCGAAGTTCTTCCTGCTTTCGCCAAAGAACTAGAAAAGGCTTATGGCGTTGAAAATTTAGAAAGAGTAGAAACTTTAAATGCTGAAACGACAAGATTAAAAAACACTTGGACTGAATTAATTAAAACACTAAACGAAGGAGATGGAGCGTTTGCAAAATTCTTGTCAGGTTCGATATCAGCAATAGGCGATTCTATAGAAGGATTCAGAAGATTAATCCAAAGCAAGGAATCAGCTGATAAGGAATTTCAGAGCAGGGGTTTTTCAAAAGGTTTTAAAGATGAAACTACTCAATTAAACATATCGGCAGAAGAATTTAAAGAAATATCTAAAAGGGTATATAAAACACAAGAGGAATTTAAGAAAAATTATGATGAATATCGAAAGTCTTTTGCTTTGTCAGAACAGGAGGGCATTTCTGCATTAAGAAATAGTGCTTTGTCTGAATATAATAGGTTAGTTAAAAGAAACGCTTATTTAAAATCTGTTGCGGGATTAGCGCAAGATTCAGAAGGTAATAAATTGGATTTATTTGGGAAGAATGGTGCACAGGCTAGAGCAGATGAACAGATAGCTAATACAAAGGCTATTCAAGGTCTTAATTATCAAGTAGGTATTAGAGAAGGGCAGTTAAAGGCTATTTCAAAATTCCTAGATGAACTAAACCCAAAAGAAAAAGCAGATACTGAAGAAAAAAAGAAAAAAGTAAAGCTTCAAAAAGACGAGATAGATTACCAAGCTAAAATATATGAATTGCGAAAGCTTAATTCAGAGGTTTTGTCAAACAACGACAAGCGGGTTATGGAGGATGAAGAACAGAACTTCAAAGACCGAGCCGAAGCAATGGAAAATTATTATTTTGGCTTGAATACTCAGGCAAAAATGGCTTTCGAGGAAGAGAACAGGCTTAATAAGCTGAAATTAAAAAACGATATAAAAAGATATGAATATTCTGTAGAAAAAGGAACTGACCAATTTCAAGACCTTTCGCAGTTGCAAAATCAGTTTTTGATTGAGCAGAATATTATTAAAGCAAGGTATGAAGATAGGTCAAATCAGCTTACGATAGAAAAAGCCAAAGCATTGCAGGGCGTTTTAATGAGCATTACAGACCAGTCTCAAAAGAATATAATATCACAAAGAAGCATTGAAGATTTAAGGCAGGTCGGATTATATCTTAAAAACATTTCCGGAAATACAACATTAAAACAATTTGCTGATTTAGAAAACAAGCTGAATGACATAGCCAACAGCGAAGAAGAAAGAAAAAACCAATCATTAAGAATTGATTTGGCTACAAATTTAGCCAATCAGGAAAGAATTAAAAGCCAATTATCATCATCAAAAACGATAGCGAAAGATAACGAAGCATTAAATGAGCTTAAGAATGAAGAATTAAACCTACAACAGCAATTAATAGAATCTGACAATAAACGTGCTGAATCTGTCAAAGAAGTTTATCAGCAGATGGCAGAAGCAACTAATGAATATTTAAGTTCGATAGGGCAAAGTTTTTTATCTGATTCGGGATTTTCTTCTTTAGGCAAGTTCTTTGACCAAACAACTTATCAGGTTGTAAATGCAATGGGAGAAATAGAAACAAGAACAGGTTCTACTTTTCAGAAGCTATGGGATCAGGCAGAAACTACAGAACAGAAATTTGCTGTTGCATTTAGTGCTATCGGAGATATAGCAAAAGATACTTTGGCATTCATGAACCAAAATCAAACAGCCTATTTCGATGCGCAGTATGCAAGATTAGAAAAAGAAAAGGATTTGGCGATTGAATTTGCGGGGGAATCATCAACTGCAAAAGCTGAAATAGAACGCCAATATGAAGAAAGAAGACGTGAAATAGACAGAAGAAAAGCAAAAGCACAGAAAGAAACGGCTATTTTCAATGCTATCATCAATACGGCACAAGCTGTTACTGCATTTTTAGCAGAAGCAAATTATGCAGGCGCAATTTTAGCGGGTGTTTTAGGAGCGGCACAGATTGCAATGATTTCAAGCCAACAAGTACCGGAATACGCTATGGGTACAGACAATCACGCAGGAGGTTTGGCAATTGTAGGCGATGGCGGTAAAAATGAAATCGTCTATCAGCCGTCTAAAGGATTTTCGGTAACACCTAAAACAGATACATTGGTAGATTTGGAAAAAGGATCGAAAGTGTTTCCTGATTTTAATAGTTTCTTAAAAAACAGCGGGGCGATGCTTGGAGGCGTTCCAAATATCGAATTAGAAAGCAATGGATTGAGCAAAGATGATATGGATGGAATCATGGGTAAATATTTTTCTGATTTGTCTACAAATAATTTTACCTTTGATAAAAATGGATTTGAAGCCTCAATTACCAAAAGGAATTCAAGAGTAAAATTGATGAACAGCCAAGTTAGAGGCAAAGGATTAACATTCAAAAATTAAAATGATAAAATTTTATTTCAATTTCATAACGCAGGGCGAAGGAAAAAAAGAAATCCAAGAGCTTACCGGATTTGATGCCTCAAAGTTTTCTTTGGAGCAGGATAATAACCGTTATGGGAGAGATGTAGTGTTTGCAGGCGGGGAATCTAATTTTTCAATATATCAACGCCCTGAACATCATTTCGAGCTTATGCAGGTTTACCGTATGCGTTATGGATTTGAAGCCGAAGTGGAGCTTATAATCGACTACAATGGAAATAATCTTACTTATGATGTTGATTTTGCATCTATGATAACTGATCAGCTTACAAAAATCACTTTTAAGGCAGTTCAGAAATCAAAACAGATACTTTTAAAAAGGAGAAGTGACGTTAATGTAGATTTGCTATCAAATAAAGATTTAGACGGAAATCCAATTATTCCTTGTCCTATAGAAAATGTACTTATAAAAGCAAAACCTATTGTAGGTATAAGCGAATTTGAAAGCACTTCAACACCTAGCCAAGGATTTGCAAGGATAAACTATAGAGGTAGAAGCTTTATGGATCCTTATCTTAAGACGAGAGCAGGAACAAACAACGCACAGGTTGTTGTTAAGGAAGGTTTGAAAGATACACTTTCCTTTATTTCTCCAACATATAACCTTATCAATTCTCTTGGCGGGATTCCTGATGATGGGGATAATTTTACTTTTTTAGAAGCTCAGGATGATATTTTAAATGCCGAAATAAGCATAAAAGATATAGTTGGATTTTCAAGACAGGACGTTATAAACTTCAATTCGCCTACCGCTCCTACAATAATTACAAGAGGTTCGGGAACTGTATTTTTACAGGTAAGAGTAGGATTTGATATTGAAAGCGCACAAACGACTGTTTATAATTTATATTCAAAAACTTATAATTACATAAGAACACCTTTCAATTCAGGAATAGGAACAGCAAACCCTTTTCCTTCTGAAATGCAAAAGCTTTCGATTCCATTAATTAAAAGAGGGCAAAGAGTTTGGATTTATTTTAATCCAAATGCTTCTGCAGAAATGGACGGGCCCGTTGGAGGAAGTCCTGCTTATTATGCTATAATAATTTCATTGACCAAACTAAAAATCTCAATTACAGGAGCTTCTGTATCCTATAACACTGTCAATCCTGCCATTAGGCTTTATGATGCCATGAGATACATTTGCAAGTCAGTTTCAGGAATGGAAATAGATGCCCCAAATTATATGGCAAATGCAAAGTTTTATGATCAGTTTTTGTTTACTGGAAATTTCTTAAGAGGAATTACCGATAAGGGATTTTCTATGAATTTTGAAGAAATACAGAATCTTATAAAAGAAACTGATGCTGATTTCCAGATAAAGACAGATGATTCTGTTTTTTTTGGAAACTACCCTGATTTTTATACCGACATAGAAGCGGGCGTTATCGAAGCCATTCAATTTGAAAGTTACGAAAGAAATTTTAACGAAAAATATAAATTAATAACCTTCAAATATAAACAGCCTTATCAGTCTCAAAAGGAAAAAGAAATTGAAAACACAATCGATGTGGTTCATGGCGAAATAGAAACTTTGTTAGCAAATAAAAAGGTTGAAAATAAAAGGGAAATAGAAATTAAATCTATAAGAGATCCTTTCTTGATTGAAGAAAGCAGGGTAAAAGCATACGACATTTCAGATACGACGGCCACTCAGGATGATGATAAGAAATTTATTTTAGACTGTCGATTACTGACAGCAGGAGAAAGAAACTTTATAACAACATCTTTTCTACAGCACAGTATTTTAGAAGGTTTTCTAACATTAAAAAATACTTCAAATTTCAGTTTTAAGCTTTTAGGAATAGCATTGGGTGATGTGTTTACGATATTGCCAGGAAGTCAAAATTCAGGAAGATACAATGTTTTGGAAGTTACGGGTAATCTGATAAAGCTTTCTCCTTTGACAGGAACAAACCCAACATTTAATGGAGAATCTGACACCCAATTTCAGTATTATGTAAGCAATGAAACTGTAAAATATACAAACTGGACTGATCAGGGATTTACAGAAATATCAAATATCGCAAGCGGCAATAATTTTTCAAATTTGAGATTTACTGTAAAGAGAAATATTATTAATTATTTCAGCCAATTTCTCGCTACTGCAAATTTATGGAGAAAAACGCAGCCTATTAAAAAAACTCTTTATAAAAACAATCCCGAAGCAAAGACAACATATGAAGGTGTTACCGTTGTTGAAGGGTCTGATTTTATTCCTGAAAATCCTATACTGTCAACGTATCAGGATGAATGCGAATTTTTAATGACATTCGAAGATTATGTTATT